CTTCAAGTGTTTCTCCTTGCATATGCAATGCGATCTGGTTACGGACAAAGGCAGAGAAGTTATCCATCCTTGAAGCGTATTCCCAAGATGATAGGTCCAAGTTTACCATCTTATGTCTCATTCTTTCACCGCCTCATTAAATTTCATAACCTTAACTAAAGCATCATGCTCTTTTGCCAAGTAAATGTACTTACGAATCAATTCTTTCTTTGTATATGTTCTGTCAAAATATTCTGCCGCCCGTTGTTCGTATGTTTTTTCCGCCATGATACTCCTATGAGGTCATAGTATATCAATATATACACCGAATTCGGAAGCGTAAATATTGAAACACCTTCATATGTGGGGTACTGTACCATTGGGGTGGTGGTCGGGGAGAATGGTGGCGTGCTGATTGGCTCGCTTCGCTCGCGAAGATGGGACTGCAAATGCTTAAAGACCGACTTGCGCCTAGCTCTTTTATGGCAAAAGGTTCATCCGATGTTATTTTGAGAGACAGACTTCAATTCGATATTGACGCAAACGGCGATACTTCGTTAGTTTATGGTCGAATTGACTTATCAGACTACGTTTCAATTGTTGAAAACAAAGGACTTGCGATCAAAGAAATTCGTTTCATGCTTCGCGCTCCATCAGTTACCGTAGAAAATGGTCAATGGCCTATGGTTATGGGTAAGAACGTCGTAGATACTGTTACTGAAACATATGTCAAACTCTTTGCAACCACTACAGCATACGAACTAGTTTCTGATGTTGGAATTGCATCACCTAACGTTTTGTGCGTTATGGATAAGCAATCTTACATTCTAAATCGTGGTGCTCCTGATTCTGCTTTCCAATATTCATGGAAGGATGAATGGTTCGGTACACCCGATCTACATCCTGAAGGATATGATGTAGTAACAGACCTATTAATCGGTATTGCAATTCAAAACGCTAACAATCCATCGCTCACAGAAACTACTTGTGAACTCGATGTTATGCTTATTGCTGAACCAAAGAAGATTACACAACGCGATTTGACACAGATGCTCACTCAGGCGCAAGACCTCTGAGGTGAGTAAGTGGCAAAAGGTAAAGCGGTAAAGGCGCTCATAAAAAACCCAAAGGTTCGCAAACAATTGAATCGTGCGAAACTTGGTGGCGCTGCTGTCCTAGCAGAAGAAGGGATTGACCTTATCGACAATCCTGTCCTTAATGCCGCTCAAGGAGCAGCATTGGGTTTTTCAGTTGGTGGCGTGCCAGGCGCTATAGTTGGTGGTGGTCTTGGTTATCTTATTGGAGATCAATACATAACTTTCCCAATGCCTATGATTGCTATTCCTGCTCATGAGTCTCACTTGCTCAATGGTTCCCCGTCAATGCAAGTCTACATACGAGCAGGTGAGACTCTAGTTCCTACCGGCGGCAACGTACAAGACATGAACTTAGGAGTTGCACAAGCAGAAGCCCTGGAAGTTGAAAACTCAATAAGCCTGGCTACTAATAAAAAGAAACCTACTGCTTATCAAAGAAAATACAAGAAAGCCTTTGCCAAGATAGCCCCTAAGCACAAAAACAAAAACGGTAAGTGGAAGAAAGGCGGATTTAAGGCCGCTGTAAAGGCTGCTCATAGGATGTGTAAGTAATGCCGCTTAGTATCATAAAAGAAACCATTGAGTTGGAAACAATTACAACTGATGCTGATGGGAATGCGTTTGTACAAAAACGGATCAACTTAGAAGAAGCCAAGCTGCATAATTTAATTCAGATGGATATTTTTCAAGATTCATTATCTTATTTTCAGATACCAAAGACATTTTGTGAAATGGTAGTATCACCATACCCTACCATTCCAACAAACATGGACTTTATGGCTTCACCTGCTCCTTTACAGAATCGTTATCCATCTGCTGGAGATGATTCAGTTTTGTTTAAAGCAAACTTCATTCTTGAAGATGACAAAATAGCAGACATAAACCAATTTCCTAGCAAACAGATAGCAGCAAATTCGACAACTCAATTTTACACCGACCATCTATATGTTAGTATGCACTTTATGGCGACTGCTGATACCGTGTTAGAAAACATTGCATTCTCTTTTATGTTTACAACAATGAACACAAATGTGAATTATTTGACTCATTCTTTGGGTGTTTTGGCTGAATCTCATAATGCTATGTGCGCTTTAGTTATGTCCAATGGGCGCATGATAACCGTTCAAACGCTGCGTGGTAACGTATTTCCAATGTGGAGATATGGAGGAATTAGACCTGAACATACAATTACACCTACTGCTGCTAACGCATATTTCCTTCCAATCAATACAAGAGATGCAGAAGCAATGGAAGATACCGCAGGAATTCGCCAAGCTGTAGCCGATGCTCGAACAATGAGTGCTTTTGATGCAGCAATGGGAGATCGAAGACCTGATTGGCTTAAAGAAAATCTCAATGCGGGGATTGTAGCCGGGCCAGTTCGAGAACAATGGCCTCCAATTAAACACGCTGATAATGGGAATGTCCTATGTCTATGAATGAAAGCGATCTTGTTCAAAATGAACGGATTTCAAAATTAGAAGAACGTATGTTGATGATGGAACAAACCATCATTGAATTGCGTGGAATGACAAAGGTACTCAAAATTGTAGCCTCTGCTGTCGCTCTCAGTCTTGGTTTAGATGTTCAGGCAATGTTGTAATCATCAAAGAGGGTCTTTTGACTTATGATTGCATTCCGTAAAGAACTTGACAATGCAAATGGAATTAATGCTTTGTGATTCATTCTTAACGGATGAGAAGATGTTTTGTCTTTCGAGGCTTTTGTAGGTAGAATGCCAGGCTCGAACATTGGAAAGTTTCCATACAAAACATGAGCACCATGAATTTGACGAGGGATTAACCCAAACTTTGCAAAATGCTTTTGCGATCCGCTTACATTTTCGATTATCCAATATCTAGGTTTTACAATACGAATAATATCCAATGTTACTTCCAGGGCTGACATATCAGGTTCATATTCTGTTTTTTCTCGTTGTGCTATTGCTTGAGGTGCGTTGAATGCCAGGCTGAACTCTCTGCAGGGCGGCCCGGCCACCAATACGTCGCATGATCGAATTGGTTCTCCTTGAGCATGAAACAAAGATAGGCGTTGTCTCATTGCAAAAACGTCTTGAATCGTAGTGCATGGAACTTCTGAAAGCAATGGATTGTTCTCAACTCTGACAACTTCATCGCCTGCTAAATAAAAAGCCTCAGAGAACCCACCAAGACCGCTAAACAAATCAAGAACTTTCATTCTTCAATCAACTCCTTCAAATCTTCATATTTTTGTTTCCAAAAGTTTCTTTGTCGTACCGCGTCTTCAAGTGTTTCTCCTTGCATATGCAATGCGATCTGGTTACGGACAAAGGCAGAGAAGTTATCCATCCTTGAAGCGTATTCCCAAGATGATAGGTCCA